AACAATGCCGCCATCAGGGAAGTCCTGAAGGTTTGAGCCGAGCGTCGTATTGTCCCACGATGTCGAAGCGTTGAAGTTGTTAAGCCCCGACCATTGGACGCGATAGGGCTGCGAGAGAAGCCCGGACAGCACGAGAAACCTACCGACCACGGAAATGTAAGCCGCCTGCGGAGGGCTCCCCAGCGAGTTCGAGAATGCCGTGGCAGACGTAAGATCAAAGACCTGTAGAAGATCGTTTGCCTGCGTTGCCCAGACGAGATTGCCGGTTTGGGCAAACTGCCACTGAGCGTTAGAGCTCAAGGCTCCATAATGATCCGTACATTTGACCGTTCCGGAACCGCCAGAGGTATTAATGGCCGCGCCCCCAACGGTAGCAGCTACCTTGAACGACGATCCAGACAAACCAGAAGCGAGGACATAATATGTCGTGCCGGCGACGAGCTGCGACGGAAGTGTTCCGGCACCAGCCGCGAACTGAACCGGCTCATTTCCAACAAACGTATTCGTCATGCTCACAACGCCTGGAGAGGCGTTTGTGATCGTGCAGCTTGAAATGCGTCCTACGTTGATCCAGCCGAGCGCTGTATTGTCGAGTCTATAGAGCCCGAGAGATGTTCCAGCAAAGACCTGGACCGATCCGTCGTTCTTCAGCGCATAGAAAGCGCCGCGACAAGCAGCAGGAAGCGCTTGGGTTGCCGCCGCGAAGTCTGGAAACGGACCATAGCCATCCCCGCGCGGAACCACGTTCTGGATGTTGTAGACCGTCGTGGATTCATAATCAGTAGTGTCGGGAAGCCATTCTCCGTATTTCAGCAGCGGCATTATGGTGTCACGCCCATCACGCCGATGGACATTCCCTGCCGCTCATTAAAATCGAGCATGGAAATCTCTTGGAAAACCTCGTCTCTGCGAGCTTTCCAAAGCCCGGCCTTGTCTACCGCCTTATTGAAGGCATTGGCCTCTGCCAATGAGCCAAACAGATAGGCGTCGAAATGGTTCGTATAAAGCCAGTTGAGCTGCGTTACGAGCGCTGACGAACGTTGAACGTACTCGAATTCGATATTGCTGCCGTCAGTCGGCATTATGAGAAGGTTTGAGCCTTCGATCGTGAATATCGAGGGAATGCCGGCAGGCTGCGAGGGATAGTAGAATTGGAGCAACGGAGGCGCTACATAGGTCAATTCCTGTCGCGGGCTGCCTGTCCACGTTACCCGACGATGACCGAGATAATCGCTAGGAATCGTCGCAACGCCATTGGTTGGCGTTAGTGTCGTCGTCGTCTCCTGAAGACGAACCTTGAGCTTTCGAGCCGCCGCACACTCAAACAAGCGAATGAAATCGGGGATATACGAGACAAGATCATCGCGAGCTAACCAATTGCCGATCTGGGCTTGTAGATCGGTATAATTGACGAAGCTCATAGTAATCCAGCGCTCCAGCCAGCCTGCAACTTCGGTCGATCAACCCTGAGATACATCCACTCAGGATCGTCTAGCTTTCGATTTACGATTTCGTCAAACTCAGGCGTAAACAGGCGCAGGTTTGTGTTGCCCTTTGCATGTTCTTCATCGAGCCATCGAACATAGATCACGTTGGGGATGCGGGCCTTGTGGCGTCCCCAGTCGCTATGCTGCTCGTCCCGACGAGCTTCCTTGTTCCATTCCAGGATCGGTTCTACATCCTGAACGTGTTCGATAGCGAGTTTGTCGCCATCGAAATGGAAACGAGCGTCAATCATCTAGACAATCTCAGTCACATATAGCGTTCCATTGGCAGATACCTGCACAGCGGACGGTTTTTGACCGGCGCTAACCGTAAAATACTCAGGCGAAAGAGCCACAACATAAGCTCCATTCGTGGCCGACGGAGTACTTCCGTCAGTTGTCACGAAGGCATCTGTCGTCACAACAACGCGGATCTTTTGGACGCCCGTTGTCACGCCATTCGTTACCTGACCAGCGCTGCCAGTATAGGCAGCATTTTGCATCAGGCCGGGACGGCCAGTGCCCCAATATTGAGTTCCGGACATTGTATTAAGCCGCCACGAAGTTAATTCCGAATTCGGCGGCAATGCTCGAACCGGATGCACCTGATGGCGTGAAGGTGATATAATCGCCTTCGTTCACATACACGCTCGTAGTCGGCGACCATTCGGCCAGAACACCTGCGCCAGCGCCAGAGACGGGAAGCGTGCCGCCTAGAGCCGTATTTGTGGTGCCGTTGACGGCAACCGTAACGGTGCAATCAGCGCTCGTAATCGTCCCCTGGGGGATGACACTGATCTTGCCAATCCTTGACCGATACGGAACGCGCTTGTACGCCGCCACAGGTGTGGTCCCGATCGAGGGGCAATAGATCGTAGCAAAGTTTTCACGCAGCAGCGGGTGATTGAGGGGAAGTGCCATTTCGTTACCTCTTCAGGAATAGGTGTTGCAGTTATACTGAGCTTGTTCCATGGCCCCGGAAAGTATCGAGGCCTCGTCTCTCTTGCTTTCGATCATCTTTTGCAGGCGCGCGATCTCTGCACTCACGCCGATGTGCTTGCTATGAAGCTCTTTCCAGCGCGTGTTCTGCTTCCACCACATCTGAGATGCTTCACGGAAGCCATAGGGCGGATGCGGATGCATAATGTCGCTTTCGAACGGCACCACGATATCAATGCCAGCTTCTTCAGCCTTCTGGATGAAGTAGTGGCAGCCTGCACGCTGGTATCCGTACTCATCACCAGCCGACATATCGACGCCAAACAGGCCGATTGCTTCCGGCTTCCTATCGATCGCAAGAGCGAGCATGTAGGAGAGAGATGACGTCCAGAAAAAGCGTCCGAACTTCTCCGACATCTCATCAAACGGGTATTTGATGGACCCCGGATATTCCGGCCGCTTGTCCTGCATGTAGATTTGTGGAAGCGTCTTGCACCACTTCACGAACTCGGCGTATTGCGGATCTCGCAATTCAGTATCGAGACCGTGGATCTCGAAGAAAATATCAAACCTCGGGAGGTCCATATTTGCGGGTGAACATGCCCAAATCTCCCAATCGGTATCATTGAATGGAGCGAGCATCCGAGAAGACGGAGCGCTCCCGAGGAGTGCTATTTTCATCAGGTCGAGGTGATCGTCGCCGGAGCGCCCAAGGTGGTGTATCCCGTCACGACGCTCTTGATCGCCCACTGACCAGTGGAGCGAGCAATCAGCGTGATCGATCCGCTGAGCGCATCAGAGGTGCCGGTATGCGTGATCTTGGTTGCGCCGGTCGGAGTGACCGTCGAGCCAAGGATCGTTGCAGCGACAGGAGCGACCGTCTGGATTGCCGTCGAAGACGGAAAGATGATGGTCGTTTCCTGCCCAGCCTGGGTCGGGTCGGTCAAGGTATTCACCGCTAACAGCGTCGAAGCCTGGGTGATGCCCGAAGCCGCGAACGCCGAAGAGGTGGTACCGGCCGTCACAGTACGGCCCGCCTCGGCGACAAGCGCCGCCGTGACATACTCTGTTCGACCGCTGGCCGAATTCCACATCAGAATTCGGTCAGCAGCCAAAGGAGCGCCGGAATGTGCAGGGCAATCCTGATGAAAAACGTAGATAGTGCTCATTGATTGCGCTCCTTAGGAGGTCGTGTTGTCGAATACGCCGCCGCTCGCCTTTTCATTGCGAGCAACGAGGGTATATTCGGAGAGGACTTCACGACGCTCGGAATCGCCGGTCTTGGCCAGCGGGATCGAAGTCATGTTGCGTCCGTTGAGGAAGGCCAGCGCCCACTTGTCCATTTCGAGCACGAGGACGTCACGCGACCGCTGGAAGCGATTGGCGACGACCTTGAGCTTGCCGAAGTCGGACTCGTAAGCGTCAACGGAAGCAACGATCTTCTTCGAACTCGCCTGCTCGATCGGGGACGACCGGCCGGTGAAGGTCGAGAACGTCTGCTTGTTGAAGGCGCCAGTGAAGATAGTGTCCGGCTTGCCGCCGTTGGTCCAGATCGACGAAAGAACGGTCTTCAACCGCGATTCCGAGAACGCAATCTGGGTGCCGTCCGTGCGGGTGCCGAGACCGTCAGCGGTCGCCGGATCAGCGGCACCACCAGCGGTGCCCTTCGAGGTGTTGCTGAAGATCCAAGACAGGACAGACGCACTCTTGCGAGCCGTATTTGCCGCGCCAGCAACCTTCGCTTGGTTGGTGCCGACAAGGATGGTCTCCATGTCGCGCTTCAGCTCAAGGCCCTTCAGCATCTCCTGATAGGCCATTTCGTTGCCGCGGCCTGCGTGGTCAACCGCCTGCTGGGTGCCGGAAACGCGAGGCACCTTCTTGGAGATTTGGGTATAGTTGCCCAGACGAACGGTTGGCGTTGTGGTATCGGTAACGGCGTCATCACCTTCGAGCTGCGCGTTGGTGTTATCAGCCGCAGCAAGCGCCTGGGTCTGCCATTCGTGGTTGACGGCGGTTGCCTTTTCCTTGTCCACGCCCGTCATGAACGGCGTGTCGGTCGGATCGATGCGATAGATCATATCGCTCAGGTCTTCGCGGTTGCCGACCGCAGACGGTACGTTGAACGTATTGGTAGGAAGTGCCATTGATTTTCCTTATGAGGCTTTCCGGCGAGCGAGCAGGAGCGCTACGGCATCATCTACTCTTCCGGATTCGTTGAGACGTTGAGTGAGGGCTTGGGTTGTCTGGGCTTGCGCTGCGCCACGAGGGGCAGCCGCGCCAGGCCGCTGAACGGGAGGAACAGGTTTCGGAATGGCCTTGGCCGGGGCTGCCTTGATTTCGGTCAGCTTGATCCGGTCGAATAGAAGTCGCTGCATGCGGCGGTCAAAAAGACTGATCTTTTCGTCACCACTTGCGAGCTTGTTCAGTTCTTCAGGCGAGAACCCCAATTCGGTCAGCACTTCGGCTGCCTTCTTGGTGTATTCGTCCTTTTTGGCCGCAAACTCGGGAACGTCTTTCTCGAAGGCGTCGCTCTCGTCTTTCGTGAACTTCGCCCAGTTGTTCCGTCGTTCGTTCGCGCTCTGCTGTTCGTTCTGCTGCTGCTCGGCTTTCGCCTGCCCGAGGCGCATCTGGTGGAGTTGCCACTGCTGAAACCGGAAAGGATCTTCAGCCTGCATCTTCTCCACATCAGCCATGTTTTGGATGTCTCCAAACTGCGACTGAAGCGATGTTTCCAGGGCCTGCGTATAAGCCGACTGCTTTTGAACGTAAGCGTCACGCTCCTGTTTCCACTTTGACTGATCGGCCTCGGCGGCCTTTCGAGCTTCAGCGGCTTCTTGAAGGCTGCGCTTGATGGCCTTCTGATCTTCACTGTCGCGAGACGCAAGAAACTCCTGCGTATCGCGGTCGAGCTTCGACCAGCGCTCGTGCGCGTCCTTACTCCAAGACTTCGGAGGATCGATCGCCGGGGTC